TGAAACTCCAAAGTTTCTTTCAAGGGATCTTAAACGTCATAAGAGTACGTCTCTGCGTTAGAAAGGATTTCCGTCATGTATGATGGACAGTTGCAGTCGACTTCGGCGAAGTTAATTCCGAAGGAAAGAAGGGGACGCGTAGATCTACGGATCTCCACTCCACGTTATACTCCAACCCATTCTGGATTGCAGTATCTCGGAAGAACTATTGGATTTGGAACTGATTTAGAGCCTGTTGTCTCTGATCAATTCGTTGAGGATGCTATCCTCGATTTAGTTGGTGAAATTCCAGCTGATTTACAAGGCTATACACGTAGCTTTGCCTCTTTAGATCGTCTATACGAAGGATTGTCTCGTTATGACATTGAACCCACGTTTCTTGATTTCAGTCAGGAGCTAAGGACTGCGCTAACATTGGCGTGGCAGGCGTTTCACATCCCTGGTGGTGTGTACCCCAAACAACCTGAAGAAGTACGCTTTGAAGGGACGGCTTCAGCTGGCTGGTCATGGGCTGGAAAGAAGAAGGCTCAAGTGAAAGACTCTGCAATCCAAGAAGCTTATAAGTTGAAGCGTCTTAATAAGAAGCATCGACTTGATAAGAGGAGTCTTCCTCCGTGTATGTGTTTTAAACGTACGCAGTTAGCCGAATCTACCAAACCTAAGGTGCGTACAGTATGGGGCTACCCTTTTGAGCTTACTTTGCTTGAAGGTCAGTATGCTCAACCGTTGATTGACGCTTATGCTAAGCGTGAATCACCAATGTTTATTGGTAGAACTGCTTTTAAACAGCTGCCAATCTTCATTGACGGGCTTTTCTTGTATGGTGATGCATGTGGTATTGACTGGTCTGGTTTTGATGCGGTTCATGGACGTATCATTATTCATGAAGCGTTTCAAGCCTTGGCTTCCAATCTATGGTTGACGGAGGAAGAAGCTGATGAGTTACTACTGCTGGAGTATTACTTTGTGAATACTCCTGTTGTCATGCCTGATGGATACATGTACATCAAGCACATTGGGATTCCATCTGGAAGCTTCTTTACCCAGCTGATTGGTTCGTTTATCAACTTTGTGTGTATCATGACCCTGATGTTAACCCACTGGAAAGGTGTTTGGACAAAGATTAAGGTCTTGTCTGACGATTCCGTGTTTACTGTTCCCATCTTACAAGATGAGCATGGTAATCGCATTGGGAATGTAATGGACCTAGAGTTGTGGGCCAATTCAGCGAAGCAGCTCTTTGGATTGACCATGAATCTAAAGAAAACCTTCTTGGCTAGTAGACCTGAGGAACTTGAATTCCTTGGCCGATCGTCGACCGTCGGTAGCGGGACGCGTGATGAGTTACGTTTACTCAGACTCGCTCTCTATCCAGAGTACCGAGTTGAGTCTCCAGATGTCGCTGTCTCTAGAGTCAGAGGCATTCTGCTAGACTCAGGTTTCAAGTCATGGAAAATGCTTGATTTGTATGATTACATGGTAGAGAAGTATGGACCCGACGCAGCCGCTTCTAGAGATAAGAAGTGGAAATATATTGCGCAGCAAGACGTACCTTCTGGACGTGTGCGCATGACTAAGCTTTGGGCTATCGGCAGCTAGCGCCACTCTTGCAG